CAAAGTCGTAAAAAACCCTAAACAGGCTGTTGCGATTGCGTTGTCAGAAGCAGGAAAGGCTAAAAAGAAATGAAACAAGGACTCTACGCCAACATTAATGCCAAACAAGCTCGTATCAAGGCTGGTTCTGGTGAAAAGATGAACAAGGTAGGTTCTAAAGCCGCACCTACAGCCGCTGACTTCAAACAGGCGGCAAAGACTGCAAAGAAGCCTAAAAAGGCAAAGTAAGTTTGTGTAAGTTCAACTGGAGACAGATATGAAGATGATGAAAAAACTTGGTAAAGCGTTGCGTGGTGGCGCTGTTGCCGTTGCTCCTAAGAAAGCTGCTCCTATGATGGCTGGTGCTGCCGCTTCTAAGCAAATGCAACCTGCCCTTGGTGGCGCTGCTACTGCCGCCGCTAAACCCGCTGTTGGCGCACCACTTCAAAAGAAGTCGATTGGTAAAGTCCTTCGTAGAGGTTTAATAGGTCGCCGTTAATCATGAAATCTCCCACTTGGCAAACAAAAGCTGGTCAAAATCCTCGTGGCGGCTTGAATGCCAAGGGGAGAGCATCTTATAATGCAGAAACTGGTGGCAATCTCAAAGCACCAGTAAAGTCGGGGGATAACCCCCGCAGAGCAAGTTTCTTGGCTCGTATGAGTGGCAATGATGGCCCTGAATACGACAAGAAAGGTGAACCAACAAGACTGCTTCTTTCGCTAAAGGCTTGGGGTGCTAACTCCAAAGCTGACGCAAAGGCAAAAGCTCAAGCTATATCCGCAAGGAACAAAGCAAAGGCTAAAAGCAGATGACATACCTAGAACTTGTAAACGATGTCTTAATTCGGTTGCGTGAACCAACTGTAGCAACCGTTACTGCAACAAGCTATTCCACTTTGATTGGCAAGTTTGTCAATGATGCAAAGCGTCAGATTGAAGATGCTTTCTCGTGGAATATCTTGGGTACAACAATTACCATCACCACATCGGCTGGTACTTACTCCTATGCCTTGACTGGTTCTGGTCAGAAGTTTCAAGTTATTGATGTTCTGAACACAACTAGCAATATTGGTATGAAGAACATTGACTTTGCGTCAATGAACCGCAAACAGAATTTCTCTACGCCTGTTAGTGGCATCCCTTCAGAATATGCCTTTGATGGCGTTAATGGAAGCTACGACACTAAGGTAAATATTTACCCTCGTCCTGATGGCGTGTATACCATCCCATTTAGCTTGTCAGTGCCACAGGCCACATTGACGTTAGACCAGACTGTAGTGCTTGTCCCTGATGTTTTGGTTGTCCAGAATGCCTATGCTCGTGCTTTGGTTGAGCGTGGTGAGGATGGTGGCTTGAGTTCTTCAGAAGCATTCTTGTTGTACAAGTCTATGCTGTCTGATTACATTGCCTTGGAAGGCACTCGTTACCCTGAAAATCAGGAGTTTGTGGCTATATGAGCAAGCCATTGATGATCTATGGCATCTCAGCCCCCGGCTTTTTCGGGCTGAATACCCAAGACTCGCCTTTAGATTTGGTGTCTGGGTTTGCGTCTATTGCCACTAATTGCGTTATTGACCAGTATGGTCGTGTTGGTTCACGCAAGGGTTGGTCAAGGGTTAACTCGTCTTCAGGCAATCTTGGCGCAAACAACATTGGTGTTATCCATGAGTTAGTCCAAGTTGACGGTACTTTGACTACCCTCTTTGCTGGCAACAATAAGTTGTTCAAGTTGGATGGAACCAATGCTGTTGTTGAGTTGACCTATGGGGGAGGGGGTACTGCTCCTACCATTACAGCTAGTAACTGGCAGTGTGCATCCTTGAATGGCATCACTTACTTCTTCCAGCTTGGTCATACTCCACTGATTTATGACCCCGCTGTAAGTACATCTACATATCGCAGAGTTTCAGAAAAGTCTGGTTATGCTGGTACTGTTCCATCAGGAAACATTGTTGTTTCTGCCTTTGGTCGCTTGTGGGTTGCTGAGACATCTACTGACAACGTGACTATTACCTTCTCTGACTTGTTGGCTGGTCATGTGTGGACTGGTGGCACTTCAGGCACGTTAGATGTATCTAGGGTTTGGCCTAACGGTGCAGATCAGATCATGGGCTTAGCTGCTCATAACAATTACTTCTTTGTGTTTGGCAAGCGTCAAATCTTGGTTTATGAAGGCGCAACAACACCATCCACCATGTCATTAGCTGACACCATTAGCGATATTGGATGCTTGTCTAGAGACTCAATTGCTACTACTGGCACTGACATCATATTCTTGTCAAACAGTGGTGTGCGTAGTTTGTTGCGTACTATTCAAGAGAAGTCTGCACCTTTGCGAGACTTGTCTAAGAATGTGCGTAATGACTTGATGACCAATGTGAGTTCTGAAGTCTTGGCAAACATCAAGGCTGTTTACTCAGAATCTAACGGTTTCTACTTGTTGAACTTGCCTGTTACTAAAGTAACTTATGTATTTGACACAAAGGCACAGTTACAAGATGGTTCTGCAAGGGTAACGACTTGGGACTCCATTGAGCCTACTTCTCTGTACTCTAAACGCAATGGTGACTTACTGATTGGTAAGAATGGTTATGTTGGCAAGTATGGTACTTATCTTGACCATGCGACTACCTATCGTATGCAGTACTTCACCAACTATGCAAATCTGAATGAGACAGAAGTTACTTCTGTTCTCAAACGTATTTCAGTAGTTGTCATTGGTGGCTCTAATCAAGGCTTCATCATCAAGTGGGGCTACGACTTCTCTGGTCAGTACTATTCGGCAACATTGGACATTCCTGTTACTACTGTTGCTGAGTATGGAACGGCAGAGTATGGTGCTAATGGTGTTCCTGTTGCTTACTATTCTGCTGGCATTCAGTTGAGTACGTTGACTGCACCAGCATCTGGGTTTGGTAATGTTGTGCAGACTGGATATGAAGTGCAGATCAATGGTTCGCCAATCAGCATTCAAAAGATTGAGATTCAAGCCAAAGATGGCAAAACGGTTTAAGGAGATACAGTGAGTAATTACACAAAAACCACGAATTTCGCCGCTAAAGATGCTTTGGCTTCTGGCAATGCGGGTAAGGTTGTCAAGGGTTCTGAGATTGACACTGAATTTACAAACATTCAGACTGCCATTGCAACCAAGGCTGATGGTACTTTTACGAACTTCTCGTTTGTAGAGACATCTAACGTCTTGTACATCTACAACTCATCTACTGCTGTTGCAAAGATTGATGCTAGTGGTAATTTGACTGTGTTGGGCAACGTGGTTGCCAACGGCACTATTTAAGGAGAACAAGAATGGCAACAGCACAACAAGTCGCAGAAACAAAACAAATGGTCAGAGATGCCATGCAAGAGGAGGGTGTTAGCCCTGAAACCTTGATTAGCATTGGTAAGTTGGCTGAGCGTGTTTTGCAAGACAAGTCTTTGTATCCACAACTATTGCAAGCCATTATTGATAGTGACTTGGCTGAAGAAGAAGATTTGGAAACAGAGATTGACTATGAACTTATTGGTGTTTTTGCCACTCTTGGCGAGATGGCAAGGCAAATGATTGCCTCTGGCGAATTGGGAGCTTGAAATGGCAAATTGGAAAAAATTTAAAAAGTTCGTAAAGAAAGTTGCAAAGCCTGTTGCATTAATTGCGTCTATTGTTTACCCGCCATTGATTCCAATGATTGGTTCTTCTCTTGGCGCTACTGGTGCGGCTGCTTCTATTGTTGGTGCGGCTGCTCTCAGTGGTGGTGCAAGCGCACTTGCTGGAGATTCAACAAAAGACATTATAAAGAATGCGGCTCTTGCTGCAACATTTACTGCTGGCGCAAATGCGATAAGAGGTGCAACTGCGGCTAGTGGTGCGGCTGGTGCGACTACTGGCGTTGACATGGCTCCTGTTGGAGATGCGGCAAATGCCACCAGTTCATATACTGGCGCACCCTCTGCCCCGCCACCATCAGGTATGTTTTCAGCCCCTGTAATGGCTCCTTCTGTTGCGCCTTCAACTACAGGTGGTGAGGGTTTGTTTACAAGTTCTTCATATACACAGCCAATCGTAACTTCTCCAGAAGGCTTAATTAGCCCTGTGCCATCAGTTGATGTTGCCGCAAGCATTCCTTCTATAACTCCTAGCGTAACAACTACTACACCATCTGGTGATGGTTTTTTCACCCCTTC